CTAGATTTTTCAGAGATAGTAAATTTACGTTCTATACTACCTCCAACAGGTCCAGTAAACAAATAACGGAGTCCTGGACCTTTATTTGATTTATCTGCACTCGGATTGTATTTTATTGGATTTATTATTCCGTCCACACTGCCTCTTGTTGTAGTGCTGGTGCTTATAAGAGTATCGCTAGGTAATGTATCTGGATCATAATCTATAGATATGCTAAACTTGTCATTGGCATTTGCATATGCAATTGTTCCAACAATTGGATTTAGAAGCTCTGCTCTATACAAACGTATCTGACTAATACCTGGCTGAAACTTTGCAGGTGCTTCTGCTTCAAAGACGTTTTGCCAACTTATTTCACCAACACGCAATTTACCGCTTAATACAAGTTGTGCTATAGCATCACTTACTGTAATATCAAAATTTCTATAACTAGCAACAATAGGATTTGATAAATCAAGTCTACCAGAGCCGCTTGAAACTGTTAATGTAGCACCGCTTGAATCAACAACTGTTCCGTCAGGTAAAACTGTTGTGCCACTTGCAGCATATGCTTTTCCATCAGTAGGAGGATTAAATCCTTCTAAGCTGATAGTGCCTGCTTCGCTGTTGAATACACTTGTAATAATGTCTGTAATTACACCTAGTTTTTTTACTTTAGCAGGCGGTGAAATATATATCGGTGCAATAAAACTTAGTGTTGCAACATCAATTTCACTGTCTGTTCCTACAGGAATTGTTCGTGAACTAAATGTAATATTTTCTAATTGTAATACACTTAGACTCGTCCAGTCAATGTAGTTGTCTGTAGTTTGAAATTCTAAATCAGGATTAAATAAAAAGAATATTTGTTCAAGTATTTGTAACTTTTGATCTGTGTTTGTGCTCCAAACATCTACGTTCACTGTTAGTGTGTAAGGTGTAGGATGTATACGTTCAACAGTATATCCTTTTGCTTGTTCGTTTAAGTATTCACCTGTTTCTGTGTCAACAGCACGTTCACGTAAATTAATTTTACTAACAAAACTACTGTCGCTCAATCTTGCTCTATCCATTTGCAAGTTTGTGATGTATACACCCATGCGTGGTGCGCTTGGCATTTTGTTTTCACTGTTATCTCTTATAATACTTGCAACTTGTCTTGTAATATCGCCATACATTACCGGAACTTGCCTAATGTCACCGTCACCGTCTTGATAATTGAAATGACTAAATGCCCTTACAATTTGTGTAACATATCTACGTATTTGGCCATCGTAAAAAAATAACATTAGGTGTCTGCCTTAACTTTCAATGCTTTGCTTAATGCTTGTCTTTCTACTACATTTTCGCCAGCAATGTTATTTACTGTTTCATTATTTACAAACGTTCCTTTTAAGGTTTGTCTTGTAATGTCAGGTGTTAGTGTTTGTCTCACAGCATCTTCTACCTTCTGCCAGCTTGTGCCGCTGTATCTAAATAATCTATTTGGATATAAATCAACACGCAAGAAATAATCTCCTATATTAGCTTCACTTGGAAATCCTGTTCCTGAACCATACAAAGCACCATTTGGCGGAAATCCATCTCCTACAAGATATCCTTTGTATCCAGTATCTCCTGGATTCAAAAAAACTGTATCAGCAGTGATTGTTCCGTCTGCTAACAATGTATCATAATCAGTAGACACAATAGCAACCTCACCATTTTCTAAAACACTCACAGTATACAAGTGAGCAGTTTCATAACCACTGGCTTTTGCATATTCTTCTGCTTGTGCAATGACAGCATTATTGATTTGCATTTCACGTTCGTATGTGCTTAACACATCACGTAGTGTGCTACCAGCATCATCTTCAGCAGGCAAGTCTAATATGTCTTTGTATTCTTGTCCATCGTAGATTTGTTTCAATCTAAGGCGATATAAATGTGGATACCAAGTTTGCGAATAACCTTCTGCTGCTCGTGTAATTTCATCAATGACATAAAATCTCTTCATAGCTACACTAAAATCATTTGCAGCGTATTCTTCTTTCATGTGAGGCAATTCAATAACATCACCTGCTATTAATTTTCTACCAATGGTTTTGACACTGCTATTAATATGCACAGTCATGAAAATTGTATCGTTTTGTAAAAACAAACCAAACTGTGATAGGTTAAAATCTGTATCTTGTAAATTGTAATGCCCACGTATTGTGTATATTTCTTCATCGTATTTTCTATCGCGGTTTTCTAAAAACAATAGGTCTTGGATGTTTGTTTCTTTGACTGCATCATATGTAGGTTGTTCAGCAGTAGCATTTTCGCTACTGGTAATTTTAGGTCCTAAATATTTGTGTATATGCAAGTCTGTGCCGCCAACAGTGAATTGTTCAAAGATAATCTTATCCATGAATTCATAGTCTCGGCTTTTCTCTGGTCTATATAAACTGATACGTGGCATAGTTATATTTATCGATAAATACTATTGGAGAACAATATGGCTGATGCAAATTTAACTACACAAAAACAACAAGTATTTGATTATGTAAACGCATTTTTAGGCGGCGGAATGGTGGATGTAGAATTAGATCCAATCCATTATGAAACTGCTTTGACCAAAGCATTAACAAAATATAGACAGCGTAGCGAAAACAGTGTTGAAGAAAGCTATGTCACAATCAAGTTAGAAGAAGATCAAAATGTTTATACATTGCCACACGAAATCATTGAAGTGAGAAAAATACACAGACGTAGTATTGGTAGTAGATTAGGCGGCAGTGCCGACGGTGGTAGTTTATTTGAACCATTTAATTTAGCATATACAAATACATATTTGTTAGCAGGTTCTGGTATTGGAGGACTTGCAACTTATGATTTCTTTGCACAACAACAAGAACTAGTGGGACGTATGTTTGGTAGTTTTATGGAGTTTAAATGGAACACAACAACTAAAAAATTAACCATATTGCAGCGTCCAAGAGCAGAAGAAGAAGTCTTAATGTTCTGTTACAACTATCGTCCAGATATGCAACTACTTGATGATTACAAGGCACAGCAGTGGATAAAAGATTACACACTTGCTAGTTGTAAATATATGTTGGGAGAAGCTCGTAGTAAGTTTAGCACCATTGTTGGTCCAGGTGGCGGCACAACACTAAACGGTGACACACTAAAAGCCGAAGCACAAACCGAAATGGAAAAACTAGAAAATGATCTTGCAATGGCTGTTGCTGGCGGCACTGGCTATGGGTTTTTAATTGGATAATTTATGGACTTCAACTATAACCTCTCTTTCCGATGTTCCAGGCTTAACACATATAGAACAACATAAACATTACAAAAGTTTAGTTGACTTATTGCCAAAAAACCCTAAAGTTTTAGAAATTGGTTGCGGTTGGGGGAAAAGCACGTGGGCTTGGTTAGATGTTTTACCTGGTGATTGCTCTTATTACATCTTAGATAGATTTTTATTATCTGAAAAAGATTTGAAACGTGCAAATCGTAGCTTTGCAAAATTTTTAAAACAAAACAAACTTAAAATAAGACAAAAAACAATTTTTTTCAGCATTATACAAAATCATCCTAATTATAATGTTATAAAAGAAGTTTGGGAAATGTTTGATTATGAATGGCAACAAAGTGATTTTTATACAACAAACTGGGATTTAGTTTATATAGATGGTAATCATCAATATTCAGTAGTTAAAGATTGGCTTAAAAGATTTCAAAATGTTCCTATAGTATGTGGCGATGACTATAGCCCTGAGACTTGGCCGGAATTAGTTTATGCAGTTGACGAATATTCTGAAAAAACAAAATGTAAAAAAATTATAATGCAGAAGGAAGATTTCTGGATAATAAAAAATCATTGACAAACTGTCCAAATCCTATTATTATATAACTTATGCATAAAAAGAAACTGTTGGTAATCGGTCATGGCAGGCACGGTAAAGATACTGTCTGCGAAATACTTAGAGACAAATATGAATATAGTTTTGAAAGCAGCAGTGCGTTCTGCTCTAAATTATTCATATATGATTTATTAAAGAAAAAATACAATTACGATAGCGAAGAAGAATGTTACGCTGATAGACATAACCACAGAACTGAATGGTATAATGCTATTAGTGAGATGAATGCAAAAGATGCAGCAACATTAGGCAGAGCTATTTTTAACGAGCATGATATTTACTGTGGACTTAGAAACAAACGTGAATATTTTGCAATGCGTAACACAAATGTTTTTGATTATGCTATTTGGGTTGACCGTAGTGATTATTTGCCCAAAGAATCTACAGACAGTATGACACTAGAACCTTGGATGGCAGACTTCTACATTGACAATAATGGCACAAAAGCTGACTTAGAGTTTTGGGTTGATGAACTGTATAAAGGGCAATTAAACACGTAGATAACCCCTCAAAATGCTATTTTTTCCGCAGATCAGCTAAATAATACTATAACAGATGATCCATAGGAGAAAATTAAAATGGCATTAGTATCACCAGGCGTCCAGGTTTCGGTAATTGACGAGAGTTTTTACACTCCGGCTGAACCAGGCACAACACCAATTATATTTGTCGCAACGGCGGAAAATAAAACTAACGGTGCAGGAACAGGCATTGCACCAGGCACACTAGCAGCAAATGCTGGTAAAGTATACTTGCTCACATCGCAGCGTGATCTTGTTGAAACATTTGGCGATCCAGTATTTAAGACTGACGCTAACAACAATCCGATCAACGGAGGAGAGCAAAACGAATATGGATTACAAGCGGCATATTCATATTTAGGTGTTAGCAATAGAGCATTTGTTGTAAGAGCAGATGTTGATCTAGATGCTTTAAATGCAAGTGCAACAGCTACAGCAGACAATCCTGCTAACGGAACTTCTTGGCTTGATACACAAAGCACAAGTTGGGGATTGTTTAGCTGGAACAGCGCAGCAATTAGCACAACAGGTGGACAAACATTCTCAAGCATATCTCCTATCGTAATCACCGATTCAACTCAAACTTCAGGTGCAATGCCATATACACCTAAAGGCAGTGTTGGATCAATTGGTGAATACGCAATCACAGCAGTGAGCAATGTTATTAGATTCTGGTATAAATCAGGCGGCAACAGCTCAGCAGGTGTTACATCTGGCACTTGGGTAGAAGTAGGCAGTGAAAACTGGAAACTCAGCTGGCCAATGGTAACAGGCTCAGGCAACGGAACCGGCCTTGCACAAAACCAACAGTTTGAAATACAGTTATCAGACAGCGCAAACATTACAGTTACTTTAACTGGCAGCGATGATAGTTTGGCAGACATGGTAGCAGATATTAACACTGCGGCAAATTCAAGCGGAATTTACGCTGTATTAGAAGCAGGTGTAGTAAGTTTGTATTCAAACGGTCTACACGATGAATTTACTCTTGTTGACGGAACAGGAACACCACTACAGTGGGCAGGTATTGCAGTTGGAAAATATCTAGCACCAGACTTGACTATTGCAAAACACACTCAAGTTCCTACGTTCAAGAGATCAGATGCAGGTGCAGGTGTTAATGGTAGACCTACTGGTAGTATTTGGGTTAAAACAACTGAACCAAACGGTGGAGCACGTTGGAGAGTAAAAGTATGGAACTCAACAACAGCAACTTGGGATTCTTATGACGCACCTTTAGCACCAGATGCACAAACAGCATTAAGTGAATTAGATGCATCAGGCGGCGGAGCAAACCTTGCATTAGGATCAATTTATGTTGAAACTAATCTAGATGATATAGAAGATTATCCAAAAGCAGACTTCCAAATCTATAGCAGAGCAGCAACCGGTGCGTCTGAAGTTACAAGTGCAAAGGTTGATGCTGGTAGTGTTGCAGCAGGAACATATACATTATTCCTACAAGAAACACTGAAAGGTAATGCTAATCTTACAGCAGCAGTTACAGTAAGTGTAACAGCAACTGGTCTAGCAACAGATGCAGACGTGATTGCTAATGCAATTAACGCAGCAGGACTTACTAACACTGTTGCAAGTGTAGATAGTGGAAACAGAGTAAAAATATCACACAGATTAGGTGGTGATATTGTTGTTGTAGATGCAGGTGGCTTACTAAATTCAATTGGTATTACATCATCAGGAAATACGCCAACTGCAAACTACTATGCAGAAGGTGGAAATCAGTGGAGAATTTCAAACTGGAAACCATTGGTTTATACAGCAAATGACGATGCTCCAACAGCAATTGCAGCAGATGGCGCATTGTGGTATAGCAGTTTGATCGATGAAGTAGACATTATGATTCATAACGGCACTACATGGGTAGGCTATCACGATGCTGACGCTGGTTATGCAGATTCAGATCCAGCAGGACCTATTGTTAGTGCAAGTCAACCAACTGTGCAAAGTGATAACTCAGAGCTTGTAACAGGCGATATTTGGATTAGCACAGCCGATTTAGAAAACTATCCTCGTGTTTATGTGTATAATCAAATACTAGCAGATGCAAATTCTAATCCGTGGGTAGAAGTTGACACAACTGATCAAACTACAGAAAACGGTATGCTATTTGCAGATGCACGTTATAATACAAGCGGTGCTAACAGCGACGAAGCTGGCGACATTAGTGACTTATTAACAAGCAATTACTTAGATCCAGATGCACCAGATCCAGCATTATATCCAAAAGGCATGTTGCTATGGAACCTACGTAGAAGTGGATTCAACGTAAAACGTTTTGAGCGTAACTACATTGATGTTAATGGTGATAACCCACGCATGGGTGATGCAAGTATGTCTGATTACTATCCACATCGTTGGGTAACTGAATCAGCTAATGAAGCAGATGGCAGCGGCGCATTTGGACGTAAAGCACAACGCAAAGTAGTTGTCCAAGCATTACAAGCAATGCTAAACAGCAACGAAGATATTCGTGACAACGAAACAAGGCTTTACAATTTGATTGCAACACCGGGTTATCCAGAGCTAATTGGTGAAATGGTAAGTCTAAACTATGACAGAGGATTAACAGCATTTGTTGTAGGCGATACACCATTCAGACTACCAAGTGATGCAACATCGTTGTTGAACTACACAACTAACCAAGAACTTGCAGTTGAAGATAATGATAACGGATTAGTTACAAGTGATGAGTATCTAGGTGTTTATTATCCAAGTGGTTTCACAAGTGATAACGCAGGAAACAACATTATTGTTCCTCCATCACATATGGTATTGCGCACTATTGCGCTTAGTGACCAAGTTGCATATCCATGGTTTGCACCAGCAGGAACAAGACGTGGCGGCGTTACCAATGCAACAGCAACAGGTTATATTAATGCAGAAGGCGAATTTACAAGTATTGCACTAAACGAAGGACAGCGTGATACACTGTATGCAAATAATGTTAACCCAATTACATTCTTAACAGGTGCAGGTATTACAGTGTTTGGACAGAAAACTCGTGCAGCTAATGCAAGTGCATTGGATAGAGTAAACGTTGCAAGACTAGTTGTTTACTTACGTAGTCAGCTAAACAGTCTAGCAAAACCATACTTGTTTGAACCAAACGATAAGATTACACGTGATGAGATCAAACAGCAGGTTGAGAGCTTGTTAGTTGAACTAGTAGGACTTAGAGCACTTTATGACTTCTTAGTAGTATGTGACGAAACAAACAATACACCGGCTAGAATAGATAGAAACGAACTATATGTTGATATCGCAATCGAACCAGTAAAAGCAGTAGAGTTTATTTACATCCCACTACGCTTGAAAAATACAGGAGAGATATCAGGTCTTTAATATCGTTAAAGTAGGGGGGAAATAAAAACCCCCTACAAATGATAAATACTTGTGTATTAAGGAGAAACAATAGATGGCAATCTCAACTCTATTAAATTTAACAGTTCCATTAGCAAACGATAGTAGCTCTAGCAGCCAAGGTTTGCTAATGCCAAAACTACAATATCGTTTCCGTGTTACACTAGAAAATTTTGGTGTCTCAAAAGAAACTCAAGAATTAACAAAACAAGTTATTGATGCAGCTAGACCAACAGTATCTTTTGATCCTATTGAATTACCAGTTTACAATTCAAAGGTATATCTAGCAGGTAAGCATACTTGGAACACAGTCAGCTTGACACTACGTGACGATGTAAACGGCAGTGTGCAGAAAATGGTTGGCGAACAGCTACAGAAGCAATTTGACTTCTTTGAGCAAGCAAGTGCTGCATCTGGTATTGATTACAAATTTGTAGAACGTATTGAAATACTAGACGGTGGTAACGGAACAAACACACCGGGTGTATTAGAAACTTGGGAACTATACGGTTGTATGCTAACAAACGTAGAATACGGCGCACTAGCATATGCTAACAACGATGCGGCAACAGTTACACTAACTATGCAATACGATAACGCAGTGCAGTTAGGAGTTGGAGTTGGTATAAACGGCGTGAAACAAAAACGTTCAACCAGTAACGCAGGAACAACAGCAACTGGTTAATAATAACTAAGATTGCCATTAACATAAAGGAGCCGTTGGCTCCTTTTTTGTTTATATACGCACTTAATATATAGAGATAAATACTGTATGTCAAAGTTTAGTGGATTTTTCGATAATTTAACAAAGCAAGGGACCGTTGCGGATTTTGCACATGCTGATGCATTGTATGTGCGCAACAACATGCGACTTGCACCGAAAACAAAATTCTTATATCATATTGTTTTTGATGTCAACCAAGAAGCATTAGCATCACTTGGAAAAACTGTGCAAAACTTGTTAAACAAGCGTGAATTCAATTTACTTGTTGACAGTGTAGATATGCCAAGATTTAATGTTGAAGTTGATGAAAAAAATCAATACAACAGAAAAAAATTAGTTCAAACTAGAATAAGATACGAACCTATACAATTTAGCTTCCACGATGATATGGCAGGATTAACAACATTACTATGGGAAGCATATTTTAGATATTATTCACAAGATCCAAACTATGCACAAAAGAATACCAGCGGGCAACCAGACACAACTGTTCCTCAAAGTTACAACACATTTAGGAACAATATGTATGGACCAGAAGAAGCTAATATGTATCGATATGGTTTAGACAATAATATTAAAAAGAACATACCGTTCTTTAACAGTATAACAGTTAACCATCTGTATTCAAACAATGCTACTCCTGAATTTACAAGTTTTACCCTGGTAAATCCTATTATTACAAACTGGAACCACGATAGCTTGAATCAAGCGGAAAATTCTTTTACAAAAAACCAAATGAGGATAATGTATGAAAATGTATTATATGGAAGAGGCAGAACAGGCATAGATGAACCTGCAGGTTTTGCAGATCCATCACATTACGATTTATCAGTTGGTGTGCTTAACACAAACGGTGTAATAGGCGACTTATTTAGAATAGGCGGATTGGTAAATGGTGTAAGCACAGTATTCAATGATATAAGAAACAACGAAGTTGACTTGAATACAATACTTACAGGAATAATTACACTACAAAATTTCCAAAATCTTACAGAAACAGAACCTGCACCAAATTTAAATCAAATTAACACAGTGCAACAACAATCAGGTTTTGTTTTGCCAAGAACAGAAGATAGCAATGCTACTATAACAACAACAGCAGTGAGAACACAATGAGCAGTATAACAGATCCTAGCATTAAACAACCTACTGATAGTGCAGGCGAAGTAAAAGAATTTTTTGACAAATATTTTAGTAAAAAAATTGCAGTTACCAGTAATCAAGTCGATAGTGTTGTAGGTTTCTTTCAAAAAAGAGGCTTTGACAAAAACAGTGCAACAGCAGTAGCAAGTGTTTTGTTACAACAAGCAAAAATAGACAACGTAAATGTCTTTAAATTACTAGACACACTTAGCGGATTAAATGCAGTTTCAATAAGCAAACTGGTTGCTACAATCTTAAACACCAACAGAAGCAAAATGAGTGCAATAGGTTTTAGCGTAGAGTCTACACAAGAGACAAGTGAAAAAAGAAATATTGTATACTAATGGCACGTTTTGCACAAGGAAAATACACTTGCAGGCACCCTGAGAAATATATAGGAGGACGCACTCCTACATACAGATCCAGCTGGGAGTTTGCTTTTATGCGCTTTTGTGATCTTAACGAAAACGTTAGCAAGTGGGCAAGCGAAGCAATAAAAATTCCATACAGAAATCCATTAAGTGGTAAAATGACAATATATGTTCCAGATTTCTTTGTAGCTTATACTGACAAAGATGGAAAGGAAAAGGTTGAACTAGTTGAAGTAAAACCTTTTAATCAAACTGATATTAATAAACTAGGAAATAGCAATACTAATAAATTACACTATGTTGTTAATCAAGCAAAATGGTCAGCAGCAAGAAGTTGGTGTAAACAAAACGGTATTGTATTCCGTGTTGTAAATGAACAAGATATTTTTCACAACGGTAAACGTAGATAAATATAGTAGCATATAATGGAACACTACTATGACTAAAAAACTAGAAGAAATGTTGAACCTACCAGACAACAAAGATATTGTGAAAGAATCAAAGCCTAAAAAATCACAAGTTGTTGAAACTGAAGATACATTTAGAGATATAAGTGAATTAGACAAAATATCTAGTGCATTACCTGCTGTGAAAGGCTTAGGTGAAATGGCAGATAACGAGCTAAACGAAGTAGCAGACAAAGCAATGGAAGCCTATGACGATTTAATGGACTTGGGTATGAATGTTGAAAGCCGTTACTCCGGTAGAGTTTTTGAAGTTGCAGGAACCATGTTAAAAACCAGCTTAGATGCAAAGGTTGCAAAGATAGACAAAAAATTAAAAATGATTGACTTGCAGTTGAAGAAAGAAAAATTAGATAAAGATAGCGGAGCGCCTGCTGGTATGGTTGACGGAGAAGGTTATGTAGTGACGGACAGAAACAGCCTGTTAGAGCGCTTAAAAGGGCTGGATAAAGATAAATAATAGTATAAACAGGATCCTATAGCTATGAAAACATTTGCAGAATATTTAACAGAGTCAAAAAAGACTTATGAATTTAAGGTTGGAGTCGCTGGCGAATTACCAGAAGGCTTTGCTGATCACATGGAAACAGCATTACAAAAATATGGTGTAATGAAAATGAGTGCAGGTAAAAGCACTCCTATTCAAGAACGTCCATTAGACTTCCCACAGTTAAGTAACATGAACGTTACATATTACGAAGTTGAATTGCAGTATCCAACAACTGTGCAAGTATTACAAGAATATATAGGTCAATGCTGCGATGTTTCTCAAAGCAATATTATAGTTAGAAATCCAAACGAACCACAAGAACAATATCAGCAAGAAAAAGATGATGCAGAATATGTAGCTAAATTAACACAAGAAGATATGGGACAAGCAGAAGGCGATGCACAATCAAGTGTAGCCGGTGGTAGAGTAATGGACCTGTTGAAAGAATTAGAAACAGCTCGTAAAGAACGTGAAACTGATTATGTAGGTGAAGCACCTGCAGGTGAAAGCAAAGACATTGGCGATGCTGAAAACAGTAAGGCAGTGTTATCATGAAAATCAATGAAATAAAAAGGATATACGAAGCAGCACCAAAAACATTTACGCCAACACATTATGGCGGTGCATTTGGCGCAAATCCTTTGATGCTCCACTCAGATGGTAAACTGTATTTTAGAGCACAAGGACAAATACAGCCGTGGCAAGGTAATCCAACAGGAACTGGACTGCTAGGTAAATTTAATCCAGCAACTGTAAAAGGCAGAATTGTCAACGGCCAACGTGTTCCATACAGACCAGGTGAAAATTTTTCAAACGATCCAACAGCAAGACCAGGTGGTGGCACACAAGCATCAACATGGCAAGATCCTGATGCACAACCTACACAGGCAGCAAGACCAGTTACTGGCGCAAGCTACGATCAAGGTTTACTACGTAGAGGTAGCAGAGGTGCTGGAGTAAAAGAACTACAAGCAAAACTAGGTATGCCTAAAAGCGAACAAGATGGTATCTTTGGTCCTAAGACAGAAGCAGCAGTTAAAAAACTACAGCAATCACAAGGTATTAAAGTTGACGGTATTGTAGGCCCAGAAACACGCGGTGCTATTGCAAAACTACAAGCACCTGAAGATCCTAGCGCACCTGAGCAAACACCGCCAACAAGAACCGAACCAGAAACAAAAGAACCTGAAACAAAAGAACCAGAAACAAAAGAACCTGAAACAAAAGAACCAGAAACAACAACAGATACGTCTACAGATACAACAACAGATACATCTACAGATACATCAGCAAACGATAATCAGGCTGCTGCCGATGATGCGCAAAATCAAAATGATGCAGATTTTAGTGATCCAGAGGAAACACCTACAACACAACGCAGTGCAAGAGATATATGGAATATAATAAAAAGTAAACGTGATGCTCTACCGCAAGGC